CCCATAGTTACTGCTGATGCTAATACTGCCCGTAGATAAGACTTAAATGCAGCCTTAGTCTTTGGGTCTTTTAACTTGTCAATTAGTTTATTCATATCCATCCTTACGGGCGAACTACACCCATTACTAGAGAGTATGGTCGTTTCCTAAGATACACACCATCCCCGTTTGATTGACTGCCTTTGGAACCACTGCTTGTATTACCCTCAATTACTTGAAGGTACTTCAACCTAGTGTTATTCCATTTGACAATTCCAACGTGGTCAGGCTCTGCATCTTTATCAAACTGGAAGAAAACAATATCTCCAGCTTGCGCTTGACCTATTGGAATCATCTTATTCTTATTGATAAACCACTTCAGTCCAGCATCACAGGAGGCAAAGCCTTTCTCTCCTTGTGCTGTAATCTTATTACCTAAATTCGCTTTGTTAAATACCCAAGATACAAACATCGCACACCAAGGTTGGTTGTTAGCACCATACCACTTGCCATACTTGTTATCATTATTGCCGGTCTCTCTGTTGCCTATCTCAGCCTTTGCTATCTCTACTACGCTCATCTTGTTAGTGACTCCTTTACTAGATCTGTTAAGAATTGAACCTTCTCCTCTAAACGGTTGACCTGGTCCTTGACACTTGATCCACCATTCGGTTTAAGTTCAGACAAATAGTATTTAACTAAGTGTCTTACTGTTAACGCTAGTGTTCCAATAAGTGTCGTTACTGCTACGGCAAGTCCTGCCCATTCATTAGGAGTCATAAGTCCTATACCAATCTGATAGTAGCAATCAACATTCCACCATATCCGGAGAATCTTCTATCGCTAGGAGTTTTATTTATAAAGTCAAGCTCTTCAATTAATCCAATGTATGACTCACCAGTTCTAAAGTCTTCAACTCTGACGGTATCGCCATTGTTTTCAACAGCCTCTAGCTGGCTCATACGGTCATATGCTGACCCTTCATACCCAACCTCTACGCCCATATTGTCACTCTCGTGGTCATAGCAGAACAGAGGGTATTGAATTAATCTTTGACGAGGCACTGCAGGCAGTGACTTGAGTTGGTATCCAGTAAATAGTGGACCCTTAGATGAATCAGTAGATGATCTAGTTAAAGTAAATTTAAAGCCTAGATACTCTTGTGCTCCTACTGGGTATGGAATACCAAT